TTCTTTGACTTTTTCAAGATCTACAGGGATTTTGGGCTTTGTAATCATGATGCGCCCCGGCTGTTATTTCGTTAGATAGATTATAGCATGAATAGCACAATTTGTGCCGGATTTCAACAGGCCGGAGCGATATTTTTATCGGACGCGTTTATCAGGATCTCACGCTCGTAAATGCCCGTCTTTGTCTCAAAGACGAAAAAACGCGGCGTGCACTCACGCGCCGCCAGCAGGATCCTTGCCCTGCCGTCTGTGCACTGCTGCCTCACCTGCCCGGCGGCGTGCTCTACAGCCTCGGCTGAGATTTTGCGGCTCCACTCTTTCAGCATCTCATAGCCCGGCGTACAGGGCGTATATATCGCGTCGGCACTATAATAATACGCCCGGCATACATCAGCGCCCGCGGCATACGCGGCATGGAGCGTTACGGCAGTGAGCACGTCAATCCCAGACGACACCGGCACGGTAACAGGCGGGCGCTGATACCTTTCAAGCGGCATGCCCGCGGCGCGCGCGTCCGCTACAGCCTTCCGCAGGCAATCGCGCGCCCTGGCATCTGCGGCCATGAGGATATAGGCGGCTTCGTAGCGCGCCCAGTGCTTCAAGTCCTCCTCGTATAAACGCGCCTCATACAGCAAAGCCGGAGCGGGCGTCATGCCGTACACCGGAGCGCCCGGCGCGTAAATCAGGGAATGCCCCGACCGCACCGCCGCGGCTCTTGAAGCTGTAAGGCATGACGCCGACAGCGCCCACGCAAGCCGCCCACAGTCCGCCGCCTTCATGTCTTCTGCCTCCAGGCGGAAAACACTGACAGCCATCCGCCGGCCTTTGCAGCCTTGCATGAGGTGCAGGCGGCTATCGCGCCGGCCTGCTCCGCCGACAGCTGAAAGCGCCCGGCAAGCGAGAAGTTATAGCGCATCAGGCAGAGCGCGCCGCGAAGCGCGTAAAACATACTCTGCGGCGGCTCCTCCTCTGTATAGAGCCAGTGCTGGTGAGGCGGCATCGCGCCGCCGCCTCTCAGCTTTTCAGCGAGTTCGCGCCCGTGAACATCAGGTATTACCAAAACAGGATGAACGCCGCGGAACATTTTCAGGAGCATGTTCAGTTCAAGCTGCTCGTTTTTGCAGTCGTTCGAGATTTTCGGACATGGTGCCAGGCTATTCTTTTTCATCGAGCCATCTCCCCTTCACCCCGTCTATGCAGATATGCGCGTCTTCGTACCTGATATCATTGTCGCGCGCGAAGTCTTTCAGGCTCTCATACCTCCTGCCCTGATATTCACAGGGCTTTAGCGCTCCTTTGCGCAAAGGCCGGTCAAGCGGGATATGTCTCAGCAGGCGCATGCCGCAGGTCTGCTTTTTCAGCCCGAAAGCCTTTGCAAGGGCGCCCAGGGATTTATAGGTAACACACCGGTAATCGATGCTGCGGTAATTTGCCGTTTTCTTTGCATACCGCGGGAGGTCAAGCGGTATATGCTTTTTAAGCCTTAAATTCAACGTATCGCGCCGCAGGCCGTAAGCCGCGGCAAGCGCCGTCATTGAAGGATATAACACACCGGCGTACTCTACCGGCTTCTGATTTTTCCCTGTCATATCAGCTTCCATAATTCCTGCCACCAGGGGGCTCCTTTGACTGTAAGCGGCACACCGAGAGTGAGGCGGTATCGCGCGCCCCACACATCAAGCCCGTAAGCCTCAGCAAGCGCGTGCATAGACGGATATTTGCGCCCGCCATACTCGACAGGCTTAAACACCCAGGCGCCGTTTTTCTGCTTCGGCAGGTCAAGCGGTATACCGCGGTCTATGCGGTTCCGGGCGCAGAAAACCGACAGGCCGTAATCGTCTGCCAGAGCCTGCCAGCTGTCGTACGCCCTGCCGCGGTATTCAATACGGCAATGACAGCGCGTCATCAGGCATTACCTCGTCATCATCGGCATAAGCCTCATCAGGCAGTGACTCATCATCGATAGCGTATGCCGAGTCCATAGCGACGGGTATATCGTATTCACGCCCCGAAAAGGCAATATCGCAAAGCGCTGAAAGGAAAGCCGCATACATAAATGTGATAACGTCTTTTGTGTCATACCGGGCGGCCTTTGCGGCTTTTGCCTCCTTGCAGGAGCACTGGCACCACTCGTCGTGACAGTACGGGCACATAGCAACATCAAAGCCGCAGTAATCAGCCCGGCATACCCAGTAATCTTCCTCTGCCTCCGGGAGGATGCGATAGAAGTCGAATGCGACATCCTCGCGCAGGGGATTGATGCGCACGTGAGAGTGCCCCCGGATCTGTTTCAGGAAAAGGTTAAACATCCTATTGGGCACATAATCAAGCTGAAACATGGCGGTCATGATACATCTCCTGTCTTTTCCTTCCTGGCAATCAGTTCATCGAGGTCATCGCGGTAACCCCAAAGGCGGTGCAGCTCTCCCGCTATGCTGCACTTCTCTGACAGACTAAACTCACCATATCTGCCCTCCAACATGCGCTCGTTGAGGTCAATTTTCCTCTGCACCTGAGCACGTCTCGCCCGCAGTTCTTCCACGCTCTCGCGTTCTTCTACCGTCATAACGCCACCATCACGCCGCAGAGTGGTTGTTGAAGTCAAGCCTACAGCCAGTGCCCTCAATGATGGCAAGAGACTCGGCAAGATCTGCCGGCTCCATCTCGGGGCCGGTGAGTTCATCATGCTCGACAGTCTGCCAGTAGTGAGTGCCATCCCCGCGGGCACACTTTGCCCAGGTGCAGACAGGCTTGTCGCCGCGGTACGCGGTGCAGGTCAGAAACCTGTTCAAATTCTCACGGATCTTGTTCATAGATATTCCCTCGGTTAGTTGATAGTTAATGCGTTGACCGTGCTCTTTTAGTCCAGTACTCCCAAGCGGTAGTCTGCCAGTAATCAATAAGCCCGGCCTCCTTGCGCCTCTCGTGGTTGCAGCATTCGATGCCATTAAGGTAAATAGCCGAGTAAGGCACGCCGCCTTTGTTGACAAAGCGATGGAGTTCTGCCCCGCCTTTCAGCCCGGTATAAACCTGATGGATACTGTCACCGTCCCAGGTGTCAGGGTTGACCCAAACGCCGACACGCGTTAATTCAGGTATGTCATCCATAAAAAACTCTTAGTTCAGTCCTCAATGCCCTGCTGTACTGCATATCCGATGCGTGTCAGCAGGATCTGGTTGTAGTCAGCCATTGCCTCACGCTGGCGCTTCAAAAGCTGGAAGTAGCGGTAGGTCTCGTATCCGACGTTTGAGGTGTCAGGGTCGCTCCTGACGCTCATCCAGTTCTTCTCGAGAAAACGGTTCAGCTTCGACAGCCTCTCCGCAAGCTCCTTCTGCTCTGATACCATGCGATCAAAGCAGGATTTAGTCATCTTCTGCATTAAAACGGCTCCTCGTTATCCCCAAGGGGCGCAGCGTGCACCCCTCGGTTGAAATCCCTGACCATGCGGTCATAAGCCCGGCCATACATGGCCTTTGCCCTTGCCGCTGCCTTCTGCGGCTTCACGCCTGCGGACACCGCACGGCGGCGGTAATCCTCCGAGCGGCGCGCCGCGTCGTCAAGACTCAGAAGCATGCCCTCAGCCCTGTCGCGCTCGTACGTATTCATGCCGCTCTCCTGTTCTCATGAAAGTTCATGATCCAGGCGGTGCCGTCCATGTAGCGGCGGCATTCCTTCATCAGGCGGCGCCATCCTGCGCTCTTCGGGATGGCGTAAAAGCCGGAGCGGCTTCCCTCCAAATAGTCAAATGTCCACTCAGTGCCGCGGTCTTCGACCGTAACCCACCAGCCGGTGTTGTCCTCCCGGCAATAGTTGTAGGTAATACAGATAGAATGTCCCATGTGTTTTCCCCTCGGTAAAATGCCCGGCATGCCGCCGGACTGGCAGCCAATCAGCGGCTCAGTGCCCGACCCCTGTCCTGCAGGCGGCGTCGATGTACTTGTAGATCTCATCCCAGAGCTTTTCCATCGTGTAAGCCGGGCGCCTCACCTCGTTCTCATTCTCGATGTACACCGCGGTGTCCTTTGCCCAGCTGTTGATACCCTTGTTCGTACCTGCCACAAGCCCCGGATAAACCTTCTCGGCATCAAGCCCGTGCTCATCACAGATGTACATCGCGGCGTCATAAAATTCCTCTTTGATGGCATCTACAAGCCTTGCCATCTCACTCTCCGGAAGGCCGTAATCATCACATCCGTGGAAGTCCACACCGTAAATCTCAGTGAAAAAACTACGGCAGGTCTCAGACTTGCGCGTGCGCACGAAATTCGGGCGCCATGTATCCTTGCCGTTTATCGTTACAATCATTTTGTTTCCCTCGGTTAAGTCTCTGAGGGAATAATACAATTGTAAAAAGAAAAACGCAAGCGATTTTGTAAATTATTTTGTGATTTGGATAGCGTTTATTTATCGCTGTCCTTTGTGTCAGGGCTGACGCCCGTGCGGGAAGAAATGAAGGAGAGGACAAAGCGTTTAAGCACGTCGGTGCCGAGGTAGCCTATCAAGGATCCGACGCCGATGCAGGATTGAGGAGTGATAGCGGGGAAAAGGGAGGAAAGGCCGCCGCAGATGCCGATAGACAGCAGCGAGCAGGTGACGGCTTCAAACAGGGTTGACACCCAGGGTGCGCGCCTGCCGCGCATGCGCATAAGGGCAAGCAGAAAGGCAAGGATCCCGCCCCATGTAAGGGGATGGGAGTTAAGCCACTCCGCGACGCGATCCCACATCTTCTGCCTGCCCTCTGTATGAAAACATCAGGATTGTATCACAATTTACGCCCGTTTTACATCAGGATTGAAAAACACTCTCTGCATGCCGTAAGGGCCGCACTTGCGCTTTTCAGCGTCAGAGCCTTTGTGCCAGCCAAGCTTTACCAGTGCGGCGCCTATCCTGATGCTGTCGGATTTTTTTAGATCCTCGCGCCGGCGGTTAAAGCAATCGCACCAGACCTCCATTACGCAGATCCACCTTCTGGGTTCAAGACCGACGGCGATAGGATTTGCGAGCCAATTGTGCCTGTCGTCCATACTCATGCCATCCCAGTTATGCGGCACGTTGCTCTTCGCAAATTCAACGACGATACCCTCTTTCTCGTCAGTCTCAAGAGCCATATCCTGCTCTTTCTTCGCGGTCTCCTGAGCCTCGGACGACAGCAGAAGATCCTCGCCGTCCTGCACGTACTGCCTGACCTCTGACCAAATCTGCTTTATGTCATCGTCAGTCAGATCCCAGGGATGCTTCTCCGCTCCTGCTCGGCACGGCACATTCAGAAAGCGCCGGTTCCCGGTCATATCAGACAGGTAGCCGCTCTCGGCGTTTGCCGTACCAAAGAATACACACTGCCTCGGATGGCTCTCGAGCGTGCGCCCGTAAGCAGGTCTGTAACGATCATCAGTGCGCGAAAGGAACGCCTTAACGCCTTCCATATCCGAGCGCCGCAGGCCGCCGTCCACCTCGGACAACTCTATAATCCAGCCCTGCTGCAGGCCCTCGACAGCGGTCTTGTCGCGCACGCCGAGGAGCGAAACATTGTCGTTAAACCATTCGACGCCCAGCTTCGCGAGGAGCGTCGATTTGCCGATGCCCTGCGGCCCATTGAGTACCGGCATAGTATCGTACTTTATCCCGGCGTGATAGATCCGCATGTAAGCGGCGCAGAGCGTTTTCCGCATGACTTCGTGCGTATACGCGTTATCATCAGCGTTAAGGTAGTCATGCAGCAGCGTATCGACGCGCTTCACGCCGTCCCACGCCGGCAGGTTGTCGAGGTACTGCTTTATGGGATGATATCTCTGCTCCTGGGCTAAAGCCTCAAAAGCTTTCGGATAGTCATTAATGCGGATCTTAAGCCCGTAAGTTTCCTCGATGTAGCACCTGAAATAAGTGTAATCTGCGTCTTTTATGAAATAGCGCCCCGATGCGGGCAGATCTTTGGGATCCAGCTGATTCCAGGGCACCGGCTTTGTGAATTCAATCTGACCGCAGAAGTCATTCAGCTGTACGCCCGATAGTGCCGGATCCTCGCGGATGATAGCGAGAAACTCGGCCATAGTGAGGAGACCGCCTTTGCCGTCCTTATCCCCTCCGGCTTTCCCCTGCTCTGATACCGGAGCGGGCGCCTGCTTGAGACTCTCTGACGCCTTCGCGCTTTCGGTCTCATCAGGATATTCCTCGGTCTTTGTCTGCTCAAAGCCCTGAGAGCGCGCCCATTCATAAAAATCCGCGGTAGTCTTCTCAGAACAGTGAGAATGCAGGCACTTGAAGCCGCCGCCCAGATACCCGTTTGAGCCGACAGGGAAATAAACCGTCTCCCCGGGGCCGCCGTCCATAGTGTGCGCGTCCTCCCAGGGGCAGTCTATATACAGCTGTCCTTCAGGGCCGGTGTCGATAACGCGCCCCGTCTCGCGGAGCCAGTCCGCCATGCGGTCTATGCTTAAAAATGTCTTGCCTTTTACGCGGATAGGATCCGCGGCGTCCCTGCTCACCTGGATCGGAAAAGCGTCGCGTATGGCCTGTATAAACTCGCGGAATTGCGCCTGCGTCATGACACGCGCGGGAAACGGCGGGCATGACCATCTGTAGTGATGCCCAGAGGGATGGCGCCCGGCGCACGCAAGCTGCTGCCCCGTGCCGAGGAATTCGATTTTATTGCCGCTCTCGTCTGTCCACTTGAGGACATGCTTCGGCTGAGTATCTATCCCCTCCACTCTGACGATAGTGGCCCATCTCGCTTCCTGCCCGTGCGTGCGTACCGGCAGATCGCGCCAGTTGACGTCAAGCACCGCGGCAAGCTGCTCAAGCACCGCTGAGCAGGTGTCAGGATCGTCTATGTCGCAGTCTATCGCTATATAGCCGCCGTGCCCGGTGCGGAATCCGTAGCCAAAGTCGGGATCTCCCGACCAGTACTGCAATTCAGCTCCGGTGGTGTCGCGCGTCTGCCACTCGCGGAGGCATACTACGCGCCCCTGGGCGTCTTTGACACTCGGGATCTTGCCGCGTGTCTTCTGGACGCGGAGCAGGGCGCCGATGCCCTGAATATCGGGGTTTGAGACGATGGGCACGATATAGCGCGCATCCGCGCCAAGAGCGTCTATATAGTGCCACTCCTGCAGAGACGCGCCGCAGGGTATGACAGACTTTTCCATAGTGATTTTCTCCTTGCGGGCTTCCCGGCCCGCAGAGGTGATTGTAGACCAAAATGTGCTCTCAGTGCAATTCGATTTGATGTTTTGCAGACAAAACGTGATTTTCTGCAATTTTTGCAGGGTTTTCTGCATTTTCTGCAAAATGCTGCAGACGCCGAAATCCAAAATCTGCAGGCCTGCAGGCGTTTTTCTGCAGAAAATCGGCAAAAATTCGCACGTTTTGGGTTTTCTGCAGAATTATGCGGGGTTTCTGCAGGTTTTCCGTGGCTCCTCGGACGATTTTCTGCAGAAACACGCCCCTTTTCTGCAGAAAATCCAAAAATGCACTTAGGGTTTTTCGGGCTTTTAGGGCAATTTTGTTTTTTCTTAACTCTTTGATATATAACCTTTATACCCTAACTACCCGAATACCCAAAGAATAAAAGAGTATAAATAAAAGGGGATATAAAGGGGAAATATGCAGAATATAAGGGAAAATTGCAGAAAAATAGGATCGTATATAAATCTATAAGATCAAAAACCACTTGGGGTTGAGACAGTTCGGGAAATTTAAGGAAATACTGCCGCTGTATCAATGGTTAGCGCGATAAAAATGACTACCCCGATGCCTTTTGGATTGGGGTAAACGCCCAAATGCTGCAGAATGCGGGCGCACCCGGAACCCCACTTTTATAAAGAGTGCGACGAAAATCACGAAAAAGTGTTAAAAATCCCTTGCGTTTTATCTCGCAGAGGATTAAACTGACCTCGAGGGCGCAAGCCTGAATAGCTTACGGAGGATATCATGAAGGTTTTACAGTTTATCGCGGCGGCATTCCTTGCCGCCTCTATCGGCGCCCTGACGGGCTACAGCTTCGCGGACATGCCGCAGGTCTACCGCTCCAACAGCTCCGGCGCCATCACCGGCTGGGAAGACGCCGAGGGCTACCACGCCTGCCGCAGCGGCCAGGACTGCCATGTGCCGCAGGAGTACGACCTCGTATGGGTAGAATAATTATGCGCATCTGCGCCGCGGTAAGCGGCGCCATCCTGGGATTTATAATCCTGTATTACGCCGGCACGCCGGTGGTCTATATCAGCCACTACAGCGGCGGTATAGTAGCTGTCAGGCATGGGGTTTTTACAAAGGTCTGCACGCTTGCCGAGGAGTGCGAGCTGCCGGAGAAATACAAGGTGGTATATACGAGATGAGATTGGTTGACGTTAAAGCTTTGCTGGCCTTGCGCACAATGGCGCGCGCCGCCGCCGGGGATCTTTTCGCGCTTGACGCGATGCGGCATTACCTGCTTGACCGCGATCCGCACGCCTACATGCCCTTCAACCTTTTTGCCGCGATGGAGGATCCTGACTTCGTGCCGCTCGCGGTTTTCAGCCAGTACGAGACAGCTGTGCAGGACTGCGACAAAGAGGCACAGGAGGAGCTGCGCCGCATCATGAGTGAGTTCATGAGCACTGACGAGTATTCGAAGCAGGTAGAGACCTACAACCGACTGCATCAGATGGGGTATGACAATGAGATGTAGGCCGGTGATGTACAAGGGCAGGCTGTTTAAGTCTGTTGCCGCACTGCGGGAGTATTACGGACTGAGCAAAACGCTGTACTACTTCCGCCGCTACGCCGGGATCCCGCTGGATGCTCCGAAGGGTGTACCAGGGCGGCACGCCGCGGGCGTCTCGCGCGTTGAGGTTGTTACACCTGACGGCATGTCCTATCCGTCAATCGCAGCATATGCGAGAGCATTAGGCATCCATGAGGGTGCCGCGCGCTACCGCGTGCGCAGCGGGCACCTATCGGCAAGGCCGCTCTGCCGGACATGCGAGTACGACGGGAAATACTACAGGAGCCACGTCGCGATGTACAAGGATTTGAGGCTGCCCTACGGAAAGGGCGAGGCATTAAGGAAGGAGCACGAAATGAGTGTTTGCAGGACAAAAGTAGCCGACTACTATCACCTTGATGGACTTGAGGATCCGCGGCTTGAGGGCGAGCTGGTTAAGGATTTTATTGCCGAGGCAAAGAGCCAGATCAAATACCGTTTCAGCGTCAGGGATGTATTCGGCGACAGGCTGGAGCGCATGGCGGTGATGTACGCGAAGGACAAGGCGCCGAAGCTGACAGCTGAGGATGATATCTATGACCTGCATCTCGACATGGCCCGCGTGTACCTGCCCGATATCGAGAACGCCGAAGTGGAGTCATACAACCATGCGGACTAAACAAACTGGCGGTTTTCAAATTGACGCGCCGCGGGGATGCGGCCATCCCCGGCGGGTTGTGTGGGATGGTGTGCTGTATCCTACGATAGCCTCTGCGGCAGAGGCCTGCGGCATCACCGCATCGGCTATGTGGTACCGCATCTCGCGCGGCTATGGAAAGCCGCGGAAAAAGTCCCGCAGGCCGGCACGCCTGGACTGCGAGTTTCAGGGCGTACGCTACCGGAGCATTGGGGCGATGGCGCGCGCTTTGGGCATCGGCTGGGGGAAGGCGCGCTCTTTTGCCGAGGAAACGCGCCCTGCCAGGATTGAGTACGCGGGCAAAAAGTACTGCTCCATGACAGCCCTTGCTGCGGCGTATCATCTGACAGACGTCTGCTGTATATACCGGCTCAGGCATAATATCCCGCTCGAGGCGTCGTCTGTCCGGGGGGTGAGCAGCCGGAAGCCCTGCACCTGGGAGGGGGTTGACTATCCCTCCATCACCGCCGCGGCAAAGGCTCTCGGCATCACGCATAGCGCCATGAGCGAGCGCCTGATGCGCCGCGACAGGCCGAAGGCGTCGCGGCGTAAGCCCCGCCGCAGGCCATGCGGGTATCAGGGCGTGTGCTATGACACGCTTGCTGAGGCGGCGCGCGCCCTCGGCATATCGCGCGACAAAGCTGGCAGGATCGTAAAATTTTATGACTGATATCACATTTTGGGATAAAGGCATAAAAAAGTGTTAAAAATCTCTTGCGTTTTATCCTGCAGAGGAATAAACTGATCTCGAGGGCGCGAGGGCGCCGGTAACCGAGGGAAAAGATTATGGAACACGCATGGATTGAGGTAGTAAGCATCAACGGGCGCCGCCTGCCGGTGCCGGAGGTTATCGACTGGGTTGACCAGGAAGACGACGGCCGCGATGTCGAGGATCTCGCAGACGAGACCGAAGAGTGGTTCAAGGAGAACCGGGCTTCGATGGACA